CCAGGTGGAACGGGACCATGAAGCCGCCGTTGCCGTCGGTGAGCGACATCGCCGCGCGCATCGCCTCGGACTCGTCCTGAGGCAGGTGGTAGGGCTGGGCGCCCGACAGCACCTGCTCGAACGCGCGAGTGTACGCCTCGGAGCCGGTGAGGAGCATGTGGCGGGCGATCCGGCCGTGCCGGTCGTTGCGCTCCACCAGGCTCGTCGCGTGCTCGCGGTGGGCGTCCTCGACGTAGTCGGGTGCCTGCTCGATCGCGTCGAGGGCCCGGGACCGCAGGTCCGAGGCGGGCACCATACCGGAGCGGACAGCGTCGAGGTTGTCGAACGGGCCCTGGTTGGTGCGCACGTGGATGTCCGTCCCGCCCGGTTCGGTGGAGCGGGAGCCCCCGGCGGCCTGGGCGCCGCGGATGCGCTCGATGAACGCGGCGCGCTCGGCGAGCGGCTCCCGTTCGGTCTCCAGCTCGTTGTTCTCGGTCTCCAGCGCCTCGAAGCGCGCGGCCTGGTCCTCGTCGAGGTCGGTCTCGGCGAGTTCCAGGAGTTCGGTTCGGATCTCGGCGAGACGGCCGTCGATCTCTGCCAGTCGGTTCACAGGAGGAGTCCCTTCTTCATCAGGCGTGCCCGCGCCTGAGCGCGAGACATGACCGGACCCGGGTGACCTGTGGTCGGCCCGTCCGTGACGGCCTCCTCCTGGGAGGTGTCGGTGTCGTCTCCGGCCCCGTCAGGGGTGGTGGACGTAGTGGTGAGCGCGGCGATCAGCTCGGCGCGCTCGTCCTCGCTCAGGTCCGCCAGGCGGTCCACGAGCGAGCGGACACCGAGGATCTCGGCGTCGGGGTATGCGGGGATCGGCGTCGGCCCGTACTCGGTGAGAGCGATCTCCGTGCGGGTGACGGTCGGCAGCTCCGCTCCAGCGCGGCGGCGCGGTACCCGAGCAGGGGTGGACTGAATCCACCGGCCGGAGAACGACTGTCCGCGGATCGACCCTTCGCGGATCGCTTCGAGGATCTCGTCGGCGAGCGGGGTCCGGTGGTAGCGGGTGCGCGTGTACAGGCCCCGGCCGTCCACACGCACCTCCAGCGGGGAACCGATCGGCACCGACCCGCGCTCCGACGACATGCCGTGCAGGGTCCGGCCGTGGTTGTAGAACACCGGCAGGCGGGTTCCGCGCTCGGACACGGTCTTGTCGAACGCGGACCGGCCGATGACCTCCATGTAGTGGCCGTCGGCGTCGCGGATCTCGGTCGGGGTGTCGAAAACCGCTGCGTAGGCCTCGACGGTGCGGCCGTCGCCGTCGGAGACCACCGAGATGTCCTCCAGCGGGAACGACCTGGTGAACAGGCGCGTCATCCTGGGTCCTTCGGGTCGACGGTCTCCACGACCGTGGGGACGGAGTCGGGGTTGATCGGTGCGGACTTGGCCGGGACGCCAGAGCCTGCGGTCTCCACCCCGGCGGGCCGGAGCTGCACGGAGTACAGGCCGGAGTGCTCGAGCAGCCGGAAGTTCTCAGACGTGACGGCAGGCACGACCGTGTCGGAGTCGTATCCAGCGTCGATCAGAGCCCGGATGGTCTGCGCCTGCCGCCCCTGGATCTCCGCGCTGTCCTTGCGGTCTTCGCGGAGGAAAGCCACGTCGCGGTCGTCGTACCAGAGTTCGGCGCCGTCGGGGACGTGCACGATCGCGGACAGGGCCTGAGCGGCACCGCGCCACAGAGAGCGCACGGTCTGGTCCGCGAACGCGCGCCGGGCCTGGCTGTAGTTGGAGTACGTCGCGGCCTGCAAGCCTTCGGAGAACCCCGCGATGATCGGCGGCACACCCGCAGCGGCAGCGATCCGGGTCTCCCCGGCGCCCTGCGTCGACGTGAAGGTGAGCTGCTGGAGGTTGTTGCCCATGTTCTTCACGTCGGCGCCGCCGCCGATGAAGATCGTCTTGTAGGCGTTGTTCGCGCCCTGGTGCTGGGCGTTGAACTTCTCCATGAACCGCTCGAAGACGTCCGGGGTGACATTGCTGGGCAGCGTCGCCACCAGGCCGCTGACCGCGCCGTTCTCGAAATAGCGGAGCTTGTGCGTGGTCGCGGCGTTGTCCGCGGTCATCTCCCGGGTGATCGGCGTCAGCCACGACATGCCGCGCTGGGAGAACATCGGGTCGGGGATCGGTGCCCAGTGCGCGACCTCGCCCGGCAACAGGAGGTGCTCATCGGGGACACCGGCCGAGGCACCGTGCGGGTGGTAGATGTAACCGAGCAGCTCACCGTCGATTGCGTCCCCGGCCAGCTCCGGGTCGGTCTCGGAGCCGACCACGATGGTGACCCAGTCCGGGCGGAGCCGCCGGAGCTTGCCGCCGCGGCGGACGATGAACGCGTTGCCGACCAGGTCGACGTCCTGAATCATCCGCGCGAGAAGATCGGTCGTGTGCCCCCCCGGCCATGGGTTGCGCAGCAGCGCCAGGTCCTCGTGGCCCTCGTCGAACAGGTCCCCCGGGCGGCCGTCCTTCATCTTCCGGTACAGCATTCGGGCCTCGGTGAACACCTTCATCCGCGCTAGGTTGCACGCGAAGATGGGCCCGTTGGTCTTGTACACGGTGGCGGCCTGGAGGAAGTCCGCGCACGGCTGCTCTTCGCCGCGCATGTTCGGGCCCATCGCCGCGGACGACCAGCCCATGGGGACGTCGATCGTTCCGCCGGACCAGTCCGACAGCAGCGACCGGCGGCGGGCCCGGTTGAACAGGGTTCCCATCAGGCGTCACCTCCGTCCGCGTCGACCACGAAGATGAGCAGGGCCGCGGCCAGGACACCACCGAGGGCGAGCCCCCATCCGGCTCCCAGCTCCCAGCCGACACCGGCCGCGATGGCGACCACGGCCAGGGCGATCCCCACACCGACCAGGGTCGGGCGGCTCATCCGTACATGACCCACGGCTCGGACACCTCCTCTTCGTCGATCGGAGGCTCACAGGCCCACTGGTGTGCCATCACCGCGGCGATGGCGAGGTCGATCTTGCGCGGGCTGTTCTTCGCGTCCTTGCGCAACCGGCTGCCGCGGCTGTCGGTGTACACCGTGCAGTTGTCCACGTGCCGGGCGAGCCGCTCGTCACCGCTGTGAGTGAGCTGCCCGTTGAGCACCGCCTCGTAGAACCGTGCGGTGGCCGGCACCATGCGCGCCGGGGACTGCGGGAACTCCACGATCGGGAGACCCTCGTCCTCCAGCACCTGGTACGTGCGCGACCACCGGTAGGGGTCGCACGCGATGAACTGCACGTCGTACTTCCGGCAGGCGGCGCGGATGGCGTCCTCCACCTGCATGATGGGGACCCGCCACTCCTGCCCGGCCTCGGGTGGCTTCTCCCAGCACTCGACGACGTCGATGTGCGGGTGCTGGTCGTCGTCGCCGAGCTGGACCGCGACCAGGGCGGTGGAGTCGTTGCTGAAGCTGCCGTCGAAGCCCAGGACCACACGGGATCCCTCGGGGATCGGCCGCCGGTCCTCACACGCGGGCCACATCCCAGCGGGCAGCCACGCCGTCGCCGCGCTCACCCACTGGTTGCAGCGCTTCGTCCGCCACTCCGCCTCCAGCGTTTTCAGCACACCGGACTCGAAGTCCTCCTGGGCGACCAGATCCGCGAACCCCGGGTTGGCCTCACGCCAGGTGTCCGGGGAGCGGTGGTCGGCGTCCGGATTCTCCGGCTCCCACCAGCCCATGAAGAACGAGGGGTCGGAGATCTCGCCGGACGCGACCCGCTTCCCGTACTGGTACATGCCGTAGCAGAGGGAGTCCTTGCCGGTGGAGTCCGCGCGGACGCCGGCGGTGGTGATGCCGATCATCAGGGGTTCGATGCGGGCGCCCATGGCGAGCGCCATGACGTCCCAGAGTTCGCGGGTGGGCTGGGCGTGGACCTCGTCGAAGATGACCTTCGTCGGGTTCAGCCCCTCCTTCGTGAAAGCCTCGGCCGACAGGACCCGGTACACGGACCCGGTGGCCTTGACCTCCATCGTGTCCTTGTATAGCCGGATGGCGTCGGCCAGGTCCGGTTCCATCTCCACCATGCGGCGAGCGGTCCCGAAAACAATCCTCGCCTGCTCCTTGTCGGCCGCGCAGGAGTACACCTCGCCGCCGGCCGGACCGGCAACCAGCCCGTGCAGGCCGAGCCCGGCGCCGAGTGCGCTCTTGCCGTTCTTCCTGGCCATGCCGATGAGGGCCTGGCGGTGCCGGTACCTGCCATCCGCCCGGCGCGCGTACACGTGCTCCAGGAGGTGGCGCTGCCACTGCCGGAGCACCATCGGCGACCCGGTCGGACCGGCCACGGACTCCTTCGTGATGCGGCACAACATCTCGATGAAGTCCGCGGCGAACTCGCCATCACCGCGGACGAGGTCGGCTGCGGGGACAGGGGTGAGCCACCGAGGCGGCCAGGCGTCACGCGCCACGGTTCCCCCTCTTCGCGAGCAGCTCCTCCAGCTTCGACTGGCGCTTCACCTCGGCGTAGCCGAGACGGCCCCGGTCGCTGGGGTTGAACCCGCAGAGCCCTTCGAGCTTGGTCATGTGTGACTCGATGTCGCGGAGGGCGCCAACGAGCGGGTTGATGCGGTCCTGGCCCATGGACCCGGGCACGAGGTAGCCGGTCGCGGCCAGCTCGGCGCGGACCGCCTCGCGCTCGTCGTGGTACTCGGCGAGCCGGGTGAGGATGTCGAGGTCGGTGTCCGGGGACAGCCACGCTTGCCCGGCGGTCCAGAGCCTTGTCCACACCGCGCGGCCAGCGGCCTGGAGGGTGATGGGGACGGGCGGGATGCCGTCGGCGGGGGTGAGCGCGGCGGTCTCGGTCTTCGCTGGCAGGTTCTCTTTGCCGGGGTTGCCGCGCTTGCGCTTCAGCTCCAGCGGCGTCTTCGACGGACCAGGCATGGTCACCCCCTGTAGCTGCGGGGCGGAAACCCAGGGTCACGAAAAAACGGTTCTATCCTCCGGCGATGTGCGCGAGCGGGGGGCACGGGTCACCTGGCTTGCTCCAGCGCCACGACGGTGGGGGTGCCCCCCTGCCCTCCGCCATGCCTGTGACCTGCTCTTATGTGATCAACGGCGTTGGTTGGGTGGGATCCAGTCCAGGTTGTCCTGTCGCTCTGCGTTGCACGGACCGCATGACGGAACGTAGTTATCAATGGTGGTTGAACCACCAAGAGACCTTGGGATGAGGTGGTCAGCGGTGGTCGCGGGCTCGGGGCACCAGTGGCACGGTGGGCTGTCGGCCAGCACGATGTCCCGTAGCTGGCGGTGTCGGTAGCCGAGACCACGAGCGGCGGACGATCCGCGTTGCTGGTCGCGCACGTGCTGGCGTGCGGCACCGCACCGCCCGCACCTGGACCCCTGCCGTGTCAGCACCCCACAGTCCAGGCACGGGCGCCTACTCATCGGCGGGCGGTGTCCACCCGAGGGCGACCAGCGCTGCTCGGGTCTCGTCACCGATGAGGATCTCCAGTTCACCGCCAACCTTGGTGACGTCGCACAGGGCCACCTCCAGAAGGAGGGCGGGGAGTTCACCAGCACCCGCCGAAAGGGTGAGCCCGCGGAGAGCCTGGGCGGGGATCTCCACGTCGCCGATGGTGATCCTGGTGTCCTTGTAGCCGGGGGCGAGGCCGGTGATCTGGACGTGCTGCTCGGTCATGAGGG